TTTCCCGCCTAAATCATTTGGCTTTTATGAATACTCAGCGCCTCAATTTGCCAAGATAACAGATCGTAATGCGTGGGCTATGGCTAACCCGGCGCTTGGCTATACCGTAACTGAGGAGGCTTTAGAGGAGGCCGTAGCTACTCAGCCAATCGAGACTACAAAAACTGAGTTATTGTGCCAATGGATCTCCAGCACGAGCAGCCCTTGGCCGCATATGGCGGTAGAGGATGCCAGCGATAAGGATCTAAAATTGTCGGTCGGCCCTCTTACCGTTTTTGCTTTTGACGTTAGCCCGAGTCGTAGAGATGGATCGCTTTGCATGGGCCAAGTCCTCGAGGACGGCCGTATCGGTGTGGCCGTACTTGAGATATTTCACTCGGACGTATCTATCGATGAGTTATTTGTAGCTAATGCGATCGCTAAATGGGCCAAAATTTATTATCCGCGACAAGTGGCTTACGACAAATACACAACCGCCTCTATCGCTAAACGCCTTGAGTCCAACGGTATACAGATCACCGACATATCAGGCCAAAAGGGGTATCAAGCATCCGGCGATTTATACGAGGCGCTAGCCAATAAGAGGCTTGTCCACTCCGGACAGGATCAGCTTGTTAGCCATATGGCTAATTGTGCAGCTAAGGAGTCAGACTCATCGTGGCGCATCATCCGGAGAAAATCAGCCGGGCCAGTAGACATAGCTATAAATTTAAGTTTTATCGTCCATATTCTTAGCCAGCCGATGGGTGAGGCTAAAGTTTACGTATAGAGACACGCCACGTAATACCTGATTTTATCCTTGACAATTTGAGAAAATTCCTTTCATGGGAATACTCCAAACTCTAGGGTTTAAGTCAGCTGAGAAGCCGACTATCGAGGCTCAATATGCACCCGCCGTAATGAGCACTACTTACGGCTATGGCTCTTACAACACCGGCTCTACTTATGGATATAACACGAGCGGTATAGATCGCAATTTTGCTTTACAGGTAGCAAGTGTTAGCCGCTGCCGTAATTTAATAGCTGGAGTTATCTCCGGTATTGATCTAGCACTTTACAAAAAATCAACAGGCGAAAAATTAGGATCTCCGATTTGGTTAGAGCAACCGGATTTACGCCAACCGCGCAGCGTTACTATTGCGGCAACTGTTGATAGTTTAATTTTTTACGGATGCGCTTATTGGCGCGTAACCTCTTTGTATGCAGATGATGGCCGTCCATCAGGCTTTGAGTGGGTAGCAAATAATCGCGTTACTTACACTACAAATAAATTTGGTACAGAGATCGAGGATTATTTTGTCGATGGTATTAAGGTACCAATGGGCGGTATCGGATCTCTTGTTACTTTCCAAGGTTTAACACCTGGGGTATTAGATACAGCTGGAGTAACTATTAAAGCGGCTTTTGATATACAAAGAGCTGCCGCTGTTAGCGCTGCTACACCAATGGCTACAACTGTATTAAAAAATAACGGCGCTGATCTACCAGAGTCTCAAGTGCAAGGTTTACTAGCCTCATGGAAAGCAAGTAGAGCCTCACGATCAACGGCGTATTTAACTAGCACTCTTAGCGTAGAAAATATTGGATTTAGTCCTAAAGATATGATGTATAACGAGGCATCTCAATACTTAGCTACTGAGATCGCTCGCGCTATGAACGTACCCGCTTATTATATTTCTGCCGATATGAATAACAGCCTCACGTACCAAAATATTTTAGACGGTCGTAAAGAATTTATGGCGTACTCACTACAACCTTATATCTGTGCTATTGAGGACAGGCTCTCCATGAATGACATAACAAATTCGCAAAATCAGGTACGTTTTGCCGTAGACGAGTCGTTTTTACGTGCCGATGCTAGAGAGCGTTTAGATATTATTGAAAAAATGTTAAACCTAGATTTAATTGACGTTAATCAAGCTAGACAAATGGAGCAACTAACACCGCTAGGAGATGCAAGTGCTACTAACGTTTAATCAAGAGATACAGGCAGCCGACACAGAGCGCCGCATCGTCTCGGGGCTTATTGCTCCATATGGCGAAATCGGTTATACCTCTGCCGGCGCTGTTGTATTTGAGCGAGGATCTATCGCTATTCCAGATCCAACAAAAATAAAATTACTATCTCAACATCAACAGGATAAGCCGGTAGGTCGTGCAATTAGTTTTAGCGACTCTACAGAGGGCGTATATGGATCCTTTAAGTTATCGAGCAGCACTCGAGGACAAGATGCGCTCGTATTAGCTCAGGAAAACCTAGTAAGCGGCTTATCCGTAGGGGTCGATGTTACGGCCTCTAAGCCGATGGGTGATTACCTGTTGGTAACGGCTGCCGTCCTGAAAGAGGTATCGCTCGTAGAGAGCGCGGCCTTTAGTAGCGCATCCGTAACTGATATTGCAGCGGCTCGAGCAGCACTCGAGGCAGCTACAAGCACAAGCACAAAAACCACAACGATAAATACGACAATCGTAGAGATCGAAACCGAAACCGAAAGCGAGGATGTCATGACGACAGCCCCAGAAAATACGCCGGATATTCCGGCTGAAGCACCGGCCGAGGCTGCCCCTCTTGAGGCATCTCGCCAAATCATCCGTCCATCCGTATTAGACTCCCAGCGAGTCCGTACGCCTATCGTCTCAATGGGTGCTTACACAGAGCACAAAATTAAAGCTGCACTCGGTAACGAGGACTCAAAGCTTTACGTGACCGCCGCAGATGATAGTTTTTCAACAAATCCGGGTTTTAATCCGACTCAATATCTATCTGAATTCCCAACCAATACACGTTTTGGCACTCCATCTATTGATGCGTGCTCACGCGGTACTTTGCCGGCTAACGGTATGACGATCAACGTGCCGTCACTCGTGACCTCAGCCGGAGGGGGTACAGGCGTAGCGCCTGTTGTAACTGTCGAGGCAGAAGCCGGAGCGGTACAAAATACAGGGATGGAAACAGCGTATTTAACTGGCACCGTAGCTAAGTATTCAGGTATGAATACGATCAGCATCGAGCTTTTAGAGCGCGGATATGGTGATGGTAATTTCTTTAGTGAGCTAACTAACCAACTACAAAACGCTTACCTAAAGACACTTGACACAACTGTAAACGCTGCACTTATTACAGCTGGCACCGTTGCTACAACGGCTCAGCCAGCTACATCCGCAGGTATTATCGGTTACGCATCGGAAGCTGCTCGCCTTGTTTATGAGGCTACAGGTTACTTTGCTAATAACTACATCGCTAACGGCGCACAATGGCAGCTACTAACTGGCGCTACTGACTCAACAGGCCGTCCAATTTACTCAGCATCTCAGCCAATGAACGCAGGCGGTCTAGTGCAGCCGGGGTCAATCCGCGGTAACGTGCTAGGACTTGATCTATACGTTGATAAGAATTTTGCAGCAACTACAGTAGTAGATGACTCTGCAATTATTCTTGCACCTGAGGCATTTACTGTTTATCAGAGCCCACAGGCTTACATGAGCGTAAACGTTGTATCTAACCTACAGGTACAGGTAGCGATCTATGGCTACATGGCAACAATCGCCAAGATGCCTAAGGGAATTATCCGCTACAACTTTACCTAAGCAATAACCCTAATAGTCGGTAGGGCTCTTAGCCCTTTGAGCCCTACCGGCCCTATTAAGTAAAGGAGTAAATAAGTGCCAGCGACATACGTAACCGAAGCCGAGTTAAGAGCTAACCTCGGTATCGAAAACCTATATTCGTCCGATATTGTCGAGACGTGCTGCCAAGCTGCACAAGATTTACTCAACCAATTTTTATGGTTTGACTCTGCTCCAGTAGTGGGCACAACTCTACAAAACAATGTTGCTACCGTGATGGTCGCTAACCCTGCAATCTTTAGCACCGGGGACTCTGTAACCTTGAGCGGATGCGGCTCAACTTTTAACGGCACCTACACAATTACCGGTACGCTCCCATGGACAGCCGGCACTACCTCACAATTTCCCTCTATAGCGTTTAATACATATGCCTTTAACTGGCCTAAGGGATATAGTTTTATTCAATTTACTAAAGTAGCTGCCAACGCTAATTTTACTCGCGTGCTCCCTTATGGATCAGCTGTAGGAGCCGATACAAAAACTAACTCTTATGCAACTACCCCAGCCATCCGCGAGGCCGCGATGATCTTGGCGGTAGATATTTTCCAAGCTCGCCAAGTCTCACAGACCGGCGGGGTATCGGTAGACGGATTTAGCCCGAGCCCATACAGGATGGGTAACAGCATGATCGGCAAAATCCGCGGGCTCATCTCGGGCTACCAAAATCCGGGGAGTATGGTCGGATAATGCCTACAGCGATCACCACGCTAAGAGCCTCACTAGCTGCCGCTCTTGCTAACCCTAACGTTTGGAATACCTATAGCTTTCCGCCGGCCACAATTACGGCTAATAGCGTTATCGTGGCTCCGGCAGACAATTACATCACTCCGAGCAATAACACATATGCGGCTATCTCGCCTATGGCTAACCTTAAAATTATTATGACCGTGCCGTTATTTTCTAATGAGGGAAACCTTAACGGTATCGAAACTATGGCC